GGCGAAGCAATGGTTTACACATATTCGCGAGAAGGTGATACAATTACCTTTGAGGATAATGGAACGCCTGTGCAGCGCGAGGAATCTTGGGTTACAATGGCAATGAATACGGCTAAACGCTTTATTCCATTTTTCGGCAAGCAGGAAAACCCTGCAACAAACCAACAGGAGGGCGACATGCCTTTGACACCAGAAGAGAAACAAGAGCTAATCACCGAAATTGGCAAAGGCTTGGCGGCTAATGTTGCAGAAGCTGTGAAACCTATTGTCGAATCGGTAAACGAGCTCAAAGCTAACACTGACGAAAAATTCAAAGTGTTGACCGCTAACCATGATGCAGAAGAGGCGCGCAAGCGTGAAGCTGTGAAAGAAAAATTCGGCGAAGTCGTTGCAAACTCACTGCAAGGCGATGCGCTTGATGACATGTTCAAGCAATGCGGAAGTGCTGCGCCGCTTGGCACCAACTCAGCTATGCAGCAACCGGAAACGGGCGCCCCAAAAGCTGACGAATACTTTAAGTAAGGGGGATATTAGATGTCTCGTTACAATCGCGTAAACCTTGACGGTAAATCTGTCACTGAAACACGTACCGTTGCGGCTGCATTGCTCCCTGGTACTTTTGCAACTATCGCATCGGATGAGTTTGCTGCCGCTGCTACTGTAGCTGGTCGCATGTATTTGATGCATCCGGCGAACCATCAAGGCCTAACAATCAAAGAAGCTACACCGCTGGGTGATTCTGGTGTTGGTGAGTATGTCGAAGATGGCCGAGAGCTTGCCGTTCTTGTTCCTGCTGGCACTTACGAAAAAGATACACCTATCGCGCTAGGCACTGCTGGTAAAGGTAAGATCGGCGTGAAAGGTGTTGACGTAATCCTCGGCTACTCGCAAGATGAAGTCACACTAACTGGTGATGACTTTATCCGTGTTCGTTTCCGTTACGTTGCGGCTTAATAGGAGAAATTGAATGTACTTCACTAAAGAAACACTCGCTGCTAACCGCAACGTTCAAGGCCACTGGGATGACCTTTGGGCGACTCGTAACATTATGAGTGCGAACATGCAGCAAATGATCGCAGCTAACCAAGCGCACATGACGCAAGAAATGATCGCCGCTAACGCTGCCGCTGGTTACGCTAAAGACTTCTGGCAAGAAGTTGACCGCATGGTTGTTCAGTCACGCGAAGAAACAATCGGCATGGAAATGCTGAACGACCTTCTTTCTGTGCAAACAACCCTACCAATCGGCAAAACGGTTAAGTCATACAACATCGTTGGTAATATCGCAGAAGATGTATCGGTAACTATTGATGGTCAAGCGCCGTTTAGTTTCGATCACACAGACTACGATTCTGACGGCGACCCAGTTCCAGTGTTCCTTGCTGGTTTTGGTGTTAACTGGCGTCACGCTGCTGGCCTAAACTCTGTTGGCCTTGATTTGGTGCTTGACTCTCAATCGGCTAAGTTAAAAGTGTACAACGAGAAGCTAGTTAAATACGCACTTGACGGTGCCGCTGGCATTCAAGTTGATAGCAAGGCTGGTCAAGGCCTACGTAACCACCGCAACACCAAGAAGATTAACCTTGGCGCGTCTGGTTCTAATATCGACCTAACTAGCGCGACTGCTACGGAAATCCTGACATTCTTCACTAAAGGCGCTTTCTTTGATAACGCTATTGCAAACTACGTTACTGTTTACGACGTTGTTTGGGTATCGCCTCAAATAAAAGCCAACCTTGGTCAAGATTATGTTGTCAACGGCGTAGTTAAAGGCACTATCGAGCAAGAGCTTATCGCTCGCGGTAAAGTTCGTGAGTTCCGTGAAACTTACGTCATGTCTGGTAACGAGTTCCTAGGTTATGAGCGCAAGCAATCAACTGTAACTCCACTTATCGGTATGACAACTGGTGTGACTCCACTTCCTCGACCAATGCCTAACAGCAACTATAACTTCCAGATTATGGGTGCTATGGGTATGCAGGTTAAGAAAGATAACGCTGGTCGATCTGGTGTTGTTTACGGTGCCGATCTAGGCTAAGGGGTAAGCGATGAAATACATTGTCACTATCCCGTGGCACGGCGTTAAAAAAGGTGATGAGGTGGAGTTCGAAAAGCTTCACCCAGCACTGAAAGCTAACGTTATGCCAATGCCAGGCGGTGAAGGCAAGCTTGAGCCAGCAACACCAAAGGCAACAGCTAGCAAGTCAACCAAGAAATAAAACCTTATGGCCTCACTAAACGGTGGGGCCATTCTTGAGGTAATCATGATCACATCAGAGCAAGCAAAGCAGTATTTAGAATCGCAAGGAATTGACACAGACACCACACCTGACTTTATTGTAGATGGATGGGTAGAGCTGGCCAATTCAATTCAATCGTGCCTAGATGAACACTACAGCGCGAATAGTGCTTTGCTTATTCAATGCTATATAATATCGCTAATGGCATATTCTCAATCGGATAAGATGCTATCGAGCCAAACTGCGCCAAGTGGTGCGTCACGCTCATTCAAATACAAGAACTTTTCCGATAGGTGGAAAGGTCAGTTAAACCTACTGCGTAAACTTGATGCTCACGGATGCGCTAATGAATTAATCCCTAGCGACCCAACTGTAACGGCTTACGCTGGTTTGTGGATTGGTAAGGGTGGTTGTCATGTCTAAAACAGCTAATTGGTCATACACCAACACAGCCACGGTTAAACCGCTATTAGGCTTTGACCAGTGGACACAGCAAACGACATACGGCGACGAATACACTATCGACTGCACTTGGGAGGCTAAAAGCGAACAGATGCGCGACAGTGAAGGCAATGAATTCGTAACCAAGAACATCATTTACACCGAAGATTCACGTCCTAAGCATCTAGACCTAATCAAGCTGAATGGCAAGGATGACTTTGAGGAAATCCGATCGGTAACCGAGTGGGATATGAGTTTTTTTGGTGAGACGCCAGATTTTAAGGTGGTGACATAATGAAAGCTAAGCAGGTTATTGAGCAGGCATTAAAACGATTGCTAGATGAGCACGATGAAGATCCGCGCTCTCAACTTATTCGCGATTTGCAAAAGCTGATAGATGAACCGGATACGCTACCAGATACTGAAATCGAACTAACCGCAACGCTCAAGCCAAACGGTTTTTATCACGTTCAAGATCAGCACGGGCGAACGTTGAAAGGCGTTAAGTCTGTTGCAGTATTCCCAGAGCAAAACGGCCAAACAGTATTCCAGGTGAACCTATGACAGTAAAAGGTATCAACAAGGTAAAAGCCGGATTTCAACAGATAGCCGGAACCATTGAAGAAACCCGCACAGAGGCGGCAATATACGCCATTCTTAGCGAGGGTGGTGCAATAGCTCAAACGATGGTGCCAGTTGATACCAGTACGCTAATTAACAGTCAGTACGCGCCGCAGATTGAAAAGACAACTGTCGGCATGACTGGTTACATAGGTTACACAGCAAAATACGCTGGATGGGTGCACGAAATGCCAGGTAAATTAAAAGGCCTTCCTCGCGCTCATTTCGGTGTTACTCGCGACGGTGTTCAGTTTGGTGGCGGCACATTGCAGGGCAACTATTGGGATCCAGATGCAGAACCGCAATGGCTAACCAAAGGCTTCCAGCAACTACAGCCGAAGATTCCGGCCATTCTAAAGAGGGTTTACAGTGTTTAGTGAATTAAAGGAATGGATTGAGTCGCTATTAGGTAATGAGTATCAATACTCAATGGGTCCGTGGCTAGAAACTGACAGCTTAGAATTCGTTTGTACCATCATCGGCATGGGTGGCGCTGGCGTTGATATGGATATTCGAAAGCCTAGATTTAAGATAATGCTTTTGGGCCCTAGAAACGGACGACAATACACTTCAAAGGTGTTAACCGACATCGACAATCTAGTCCAGTTAGCGATAGATTCCAATCCACCTTGTGGAGCTGCTACAATAAGAGCCGTAACCGAACCAACGGGGCCAGGTTACACAACAGAAAACAGGGCTTGGGTCTCTGTTGATTTTCAAATCATTTATTAGGAGGCCGTATGGCTTGTCAATCTAAGAAATTTGTAGGCAAGGAGCGCGTAGTTGAGTACGCAATAACTTGCGGTGATTCCGTTCCCGAATCAAGTGAATGGGTAAGGTGGGCTGCACTGCGTAACAGTGAGATTAACGTTACTTGGGATACGACTGACGCTACTGACGCTGATTCTGTTGGCTCTCTGCGTGAAAACCTTGCAACCTTCCAATCCTTTAGTGTAAGCGGCGACGGTACTGCAAGACGAACAGACCATAAAGACATCTGGAAACATTACTGCAAGCCTGACTCGACAGACGGACAGCCAGTGTTATGGATTCGAGTTACCGATCCTGATCTTACTTTCACTGCTTTCTGCTTGCTAACAACAATGTCAAAGCCAGCTACGTATGATGACCTAGTGACATTTAGCTTTGAAGCATCAGCTACGGCGTCTGACTTTGGTTTGATGGTTGAAGATACTCCAACACCTGACGCACCTGCACCAGCGCAGGTTAATGCTTACCCTGAAACGCTAGCAATGACAACTGGTGATACTGCTCAAGTCGCTGCTATCGTTTCACCTGTAGGTGCTTCACAATCGGTTATCTACGAGACTGACGACGCGCTAGTAGCCACAGTGACACAAAATGGCGTGGTTACCGCTGTAGGCGCTGGCACTGCCGCTATCACTGTTAAATCGTCCGTAGATACCTTGATTACCGACACAGTTGCGGTTACAGTTACCTAGCTGACAAGAAACCCATAGACATCCGATCTCATTTATCCCTACCTAACGGTGGGGATTTTTTTGCCTTTAATTTGTAACGCATCGAAATAAAACCAAATAAGTTTGTTATTTATGTTGATTTATGCAAAATACACTGCTATTGTTTATTTAACTTAACAAGAGGAGTGATTGAAATGGCGGAACACAAATACGCATCAATGATTAAGGCCAAAGCGGACAATATGGCTTTGGTTGTATTAAGAAAGCACCATGAAGGGGATTGGATTGAAGTTGCAGACCAGAGCGAGATTCGAATTAAACAGAATGGCGAATACTTCCTGTGTCTACCACAACACAAAGATGCTTGTTTGCACTGGTTAAATGGTGGTGATCTTGAGTTTAACAGCGAATTCATGGACGAATTGACAGAGTATGAACCATTCAAAAACTGGGGAATAGGTAGCGTATTCATGCAAGATGATTGCAAAATTCGAATTAAATCACGCAAAGAAAAGCTATGGATTGCAGTAAAAACAGATAAGCATGAAAACCTTGGCGGGTGCAGAAAGGTTAGAATTTGCTCACATGCTTTTGTAAATAAGCAGGATGCAGTTGATTATTTAGACTTAGATTCAGCTCAGTTAGTTGAAATCGAAGTGGAGGTTTAAATGCGACTAATCCTAACTAAACGCGCATACGGCGGCAAAGTCTACGATCTGGTAAAGGGAAAGAAGAATGAGAAAAGCAAATAAGCACAACAGCAAAACAAATGACGAAGTTCTTAATTTTTGGCGAGCAAGCTTTAATTCATACAAACCAAACAGGCCAGAGACTGCTAGTCAGATAGCAAAGAACTACCAAGCAAGATCCTTAAAGGCTATCGCTGATTTTCATGGTGTGACAACCCAAACCATGCGCAATCTTCTTGCGTGTGATTCTGAAAAATTCCACTTGATGTGCTGGGAGTGGGCAAAGGTTAACTCTCCATATGCGTCATTTCTACGTATGGCTTTTATTGATGGCGCCTTTCAGTGCGGTTTGTCAGGTGACAATGCAAGCAATTTGGCAACTATGAAGGGGTATTGCGATGCTGATTCAAGATCACAAGATTAAACTGATAATTGATAATCCAAACCTGAGTGCGTCTGAGTTGGCAAGGTTCTTAAGCCTAAAAATTCAAACAGTATTAATGATTAAAAGAGCAACTTGTTCAGGCTCTAGCTGGAAGCACTCCGGTTGCGGAATTCCATTTCTATCAAAGACAATCGGAAGTCGTGGTTTGATTTATAAACTAAGGACCAAGAATAAGACGGTTGTATCTTGCTCAAGCTTTGATAGCGCAATGGAAAACCTAGACCGACTTATTTACTGTCTTGAAAATAACAATGGCAAGCTACCAAAATCAACAAGTGATTTTGTTTTTGGTGAGTTGGAATTTATAGGGAGATCGGTATGAGCAAAAATTACAAAGAAATGAGCGATTTTGAGTTGATGATAAACGTTGCAAGGGAGATTAATTTTCTAGGGCTTCTTCCAGCAAAAACGCTTGGCAAGCAGATATCATCACTAACACTTGATGATTTCGACCCATGCAA